GGTCAGCTTCGCCGCGAGAGTCACGTCAGCGGAGAGCGGCCCGCCGCCAGTGAGCCCCGTTCCGGCGATGACCCGCCGCGAATCTGGAACAAAGTCGCCGGAGACAAAAGATGCAAGCGAAACCCAGTACGCGCGGTTTGCTTGCTGTGCAGGGTCTTTTGCTCTAGTTCCCGATACATCTGGCCCGGAAGGTTGCAACGCGATGTACTCGACATCATCACTTCCTTTGACATGAGAGCCCGCGATATAGTTCAGCGTAGCTTGCCACGGGTAGACGCATCCGGATTGTTGGAAAAAGGCGTGTTGACCAAGCAAGTTGAAAAGCGCGTTCATCCACGCTCTTTCAACCATGACGCCGCCCGCGTCCGGGTCGACCTGCGTGATGAACGGAAAGAGATCCCGGAAAGAAGGAATACCTTGACCTGTCGGGGTCGTCTCAGGGATCTGCACGGTATCCGCTGCATATCCCAAGACGTTGGGCATGATGCTAGGAGTCGAGGGAATAGGCATCTACAGGGCCTCCATACGGCTGAAAAACGCCGTTGTTGAAATTCTGACCGCCGGATCCGGCGAAACCGAAGGTATGTTTCGGGATGACTTGATAGACGTCATAGCCGACGCCCGCAGGCTTTGGGGGAACGTCATCGCGCAGGAGAAGCGCACGCTCGTATGGCTGGAGCTTGAAGTCGATAACGTAGCGTATTTTCATCGTTCCGACATGCACGACGGCAATATGACCGCGATCCGAGAAAAGCCAATGAACGATCTTGTTCAAATCTAGGAGGCTGCCGTCGGTGATGTTCGAAGCTGCTTTCATCCAGATCAAAAGATGATATGCGTTATCTTGAAGTATGAACGTGTTCGATTTGCTCTCATATGCAAAAGGACCGTGCCCAAAGTTGCTGAGGTTTGAACCGGAGAAACCGAACGGCTTGATGTCCGTCGCCTCTACTTCAAGCGTACGCGGAATGGCGACGATGCGTCCCCACACGTCAAGCCCCCATCCGAATGCCGTTTCTGGGTCAAAGACGGACTCATAGAACGCCGCAATATCCGCCGTGGGCTCAATGACGGCATTCATCGATTCGATGAGCGCCAGCAGCCGTTCAGAGTTGTCGTACTGCGAAAGTATCGTTTCGCGCCAGTTATCCACGGCCCGACCTCGTTTCGATGATAGTTACAGTGACGTTATCGGAGACGAGCGTGGGGGCTTCATCTATATTGATGGTGATGTAGTCGCCCCATGTTGGTGGGGAGCCTTCGCCGACGGGCGCCGCGATTCCGATACTCACCAAGTCGGTGACACCCGTTCCGAGCACGGCTGAATAAAAGCGGCTTGCATACACGGTATCCCCGATATGAACGCGCTGACCCGTATTTCCGCAGGCGTCGGCGGTTTCTCCGTAGAATTCGGCGACAACGGCAGCTTTAATGAGTTCTTCGACGTTGCTCGGCATTGAGGCATTTTTGCGGATAGCCACCTGAATGCCCACCGGGAGCGATTCCGGGCGCTCAAAGAGTACCGTCTCGACCGCTCCGGTTACCGGATCGGTCACAGTGACGCTGGTGTTGCCGTTGTAATCACATCCGGCTGAACAACGGGCGTAAATGGCCTCAGCAATATCACTATCCGTCGCGCTGCCGACGACCGCCACATAGATTGAGTGCGGCTTGAGCGTAACGCCCTGCACTTCAAGCGGCGCGCTGGTTTTGTTCTCGCGCACACAGACATCAAGCACGCCATCCAGATCGCCGACGTTGGCATAGACGGCGGCGGCGACGCTCCTGGCGTTCTTCGCGACGCTGGCGTAGCGCCGGGACTCGAACGCGGTCCGGCTCTCGACGTTTTGTCCAGTGATCCCATCGGCGTTTGTGATCGTATCCCACCCGGGGATGGTACGTACAATCGTAGTCACGGTTCCCTGCCGGATTTCGATGGGGCCCGGAACCTGACAGGCAAACTCCAAAACAATGCTTCCGGATTGAGGTATCGTGCCGCTTGTCTGACAGACCAAGATGTTCCCGTCCGCATCTTTTGCAAGCGCCGGGGCGTCGCTGCCGATGCCGGGGATGACGGTGCCGGGAAGCCCCGTACAAGTACAGGGGACGACCGTCGAGCGTGCGGGCTGCCGGGTCAGAAAGTAAATCTTGGCGAGCGCGTCTTGATAGATACCCTCCGCAGTCTCGGGGTTGAACATATTCGCGAGGAACAAAAGCTGGCTGTTCTTGTCCTGCACGATGGCCGTTTCGGATGTGATGAGCTGCCCCTGCGGCGTAGCAGGATCCGGGTTCAGCCGATTGTCGAATGCCGCCTGCCAATCAGTTTCGACAGCATCCCGGACGGTTGCGGTATCGGGTACGACCGGGCCGTTTTCGGTAAAATCGATGCTAGACTGCGACATCTGCGGTTTCCCCCGTTTCCGTAGTGATGCGGATTGTTCCGGTCAAAACGCGGCGTTCAAGCCGAGAAAGCTGCGTGTTGGCCTGCGCTACGCCGGGGACTTCAAGCGCACGGGCATTCGAGCGCGCACGCACGAGCTCGGCGGGAGGGAGGGACCCCAGCTCACGCATGAAGTACGGGATTCCGTCTTGCTGCACGTAGTACAGTTCTCCTTGGAATGTGCGTACATACGATGCGACATCCTGCACGATGCGCATAGTCCCCCCTGCCGAAGCAAGATTGCCCCCTACGGAGAGCGTCAAATCCCACTGTCCATCAAGACGTAATGATAGGAGCCCCGAATCTACCACTTCGGCAGTTGCTTGCACTTCATCACGAATATTAGACAGCGCGCGGATATTCAGAGCCGCTCGGAAATTCATAAAGCCCCTTCTTCCGCTTTTACAGATTCAGCAAGCCGAGCCTGCGCAGCGGCGACAAGCGTCGCTATGTCCCGCCACTCTCCATCGCCACAGAGCACGTAGGTGGCTTGCCCGGCGGCTGCGGGCGGCACAAGGCCGCTTGTCCCGGCCTTCGATGCCGTCGCGCCCTCGTATTCGGGGACGGAGATGATACCGTTGGTGTTTGTGAGGCCGTCGCCGATTTGCTGTTCGGTGATCACCCGGTTGTATTCAGATAAGATATTATTGCTTGTTGTATCTAAATGACTACGGATTGCAGCTCTGGGAATGGCAACGTCTTGCCTGCCCGCATTAAGCAATAAAGATGCCTTATTCGTAGGTAGGCCCATAACAAGTTCAACGTAGGGCCCGTTGAACGGGGCATTTGTTGACCCTACGGCATTAGCGTAGTACTGACCCGGTAGAGAACCTATCATTCCGGTGGAAAAATCAAATCCGCTACCCAGGGGTTTTGCGTTCCCGATCTGCCCCCGCGCACTCGCAAGATCCTCAATGTCTCCCTCAATCGCCACGTCCTTCACGATGACCACGCCGCCCGCGTCGGCCTGCGTGGTCTTTCCGTCGACAAGGTTTGAGGCTTGAGCTCGCTCGATCGCCTCGTTTGCAGAGATCTGTGCAGCTATTGCGGTAGACTGTGCTGCGTCTGCGGCTCTCTGCACTTGCCAAAAGAACCGTGTGGTTTGTCGCTCGAATTCGCTGCCGGACAGCGGTCCTGTAGGCGGCTGGTACTGAAAATCAGGCATAACACCCCCCGTTACTGTGGTTGTCCGGATATGCCGGAACCGGGCTCGACCCCGGTATGAACATGGGTTTCCAAGACCTTACCGTTGCTCTCAACCGTCCCTCCCGCGTTCGTGAGGCCGCCGGAGAACCGGGCCGGACCGCCGTCGCCCTGCGCCGTGCCCGTCCATGTTAGAGAGCCGTTGATGCGCACGTCGGCGTTGATGGTGAGTCCATTTTCCGCCGTCAGGACGGAAGTTTCCCCGTGCATCGTCAGTTTGGCCACTCCTTCGATGGTGACGCCCTCGTCGTCGACCAGCACATAGCGTTCAGGCGCGGCGTTCAAGAAACCTCCGAGATAGAAGCCGTCGCCTTTGCTCATGGCACGGGCTGACCCAGGATTGACGGTCCCGTCCGCTCCCCGGCTCTCTTTGAGTGATTCCGTGTCGCGCATGGCGTAGACGGCGAGGCCGATGTCGCCCGGCTGCGGGTCGATGACGAGGGCGTTTTTCCCGCCCTGGATACGCAAGTACGGGAGCTTGAAGAGCACGCTCTGCTCCTGCGCCTTCTGTTCGCCCGTCACGAGGTTGACGAGAGGCTGCACGTCGACGAAGCCCACCGGGGAGACGCCCGAGCCGGAGACGGCGACCACACGCACGGGTTCAGCCGTGGCGATGCGCCCGAGCATCTGGCTGATCATGAAGTCCTGCGCGTTGTACTCGCTGGAATTTGTCGAGAGGCCGCGTTGTCCCTGCATTATTTCTTGTCCTTCTTCGGCTTCGCGCCGGGATAGCTTGCCTTGATCTGGCTTACCCACTGCGTTGCTCCGGGATAGCCTGCCTGCAATTTGTGGCTCAGGCTTACGATCTGCCAGAGGCCGGATGCGC